GCACCACTAGGAGCAGGTGTCTTCTTTACATAAACACCGGCTTTGCTAAGAATCATACGAACCCCATTTGCGGATTCTTCAAACTCGTCTGCGAGTTCTTTTACGATTTCCATTGAAGTTTCAGGGGTAGGGTCAGCATCTTCGTATGCTGCAATTACCGCTGCTTTTTTGTCGTCATCCCACGCCATTCTGCGTTTCCTTTTTGGTTTGCCATAATACCCTGGACAAGTGCCCAGGCGTTCAAGTTGTTGCATATAAAATCGATCGCCCATTGGTTTCCTCAACTTTATAAAAACATATTATAGTTGAAGAACATCGAAAAGTCAAGAACTTTTTTTCGATTCCCAGTAATGATATTCCATATATTCAGGCCACCTTAGGTATTTCTGTAAAGGATATGCCCAATACAATCCTTGATAACATTCTTCTATTTTTTCTTCCGCGTTACACCAGTTACAGGGCTGCCCTTTTTGTACTCCCATGACTGCCTCTTGCACTGTGCAAAAATGATTCCACATTTTAACTGCCATCTCTATCTCTCCACTTTAGATTATCGCCATCTTTTTCAAATTGTGTCATTAACATTCCGCTCGGGTCTTCCTCTACAAGATAATGTATGCTTTTCCAAGTAGACTCCAAACATTGAAAATAAATCTGCACACATTTGTCTCTTTCTTCTACATTCGGCCACAAATAAAAAGCATTCCAGTATTCCTTTTCAAAGCGAGCGACTCGAATAGTTTGCTGAAGTAAAGGATGCTGATTGTTCTCTTCATAGATAGCTCTACACGCACGAAGTCGTTGAGACCCTACTATTGGATACCAACTCGGCATCACTAAAATAGGATTTATCATCTTATGTTTTTTCAGACTTTCTACAAGAGAAGGCAGCACAGGTACTCTATGAAAATTTTTTAAGAAAGTTTCTTGTTCAATTAACCACAGAATCGTTTTGGTTGTCCATTCCGTTGGAGGAAAGGGAATTAAGTCTGCGGTTTCTCTACCTATTCTATCACTAGCCATCTATTGCTTGCCATGAAGTAATAGAATCTTTTAAAACATCTTCGTACAATGCAGTAGCGATATGTAATAATACGATTCTATCACTTTGATCATTATTTGGAACATTGACTCCTTGAAGAGTATATAGATCAACTACTTCTCTTCCTGAAGTCATACTTGTAAAATGAAGCTCAACTGCGCCTGCATTCAGCGCATTAATTAATGCTTGATCCATATTATAATTGCCTCAAATCTACCCCGTACTGTTCGAGGTGCTTGAGCTTTCCAAGCTCACAGGCCAATGCATACGCATAAAACCCACCAATACCTGCTTTGAAGAAATAAGATTCTGGATCTTCACTCTTCTCAAGAACATAAATCGAGTATGCTTTACTCTCATACTTTCCGTCAGGTACAATTTCTTTTTCAATTATTGCTGGAGCATGATAGTGTGCTGACCATACTTTCTCTCCAGCTTCAAATTCCTCTGCTACACAGTTTTCTGGAAGAAAGCAAGGTTTAGTGCGCTCTTCTGCTGAAGGAGGACGTTGTGGTACTCCCACCTTTTCCAGAATATTTTTTACGAAATTAGGAGAACGATAAAGATACTTAGCAATGTTACTGACGTTATCTCCTTGCAAATAATCAGATATTGCATCTTTGATCTCACTTGGATGTGCCGCTTTTCCTCGATTCTGTGCTTTTCTTTTCTGCACGTACTCTTGCTGACTTAAAAAATCCTGAATTATCGTATCGAGGCGTGTAGTGTTGTATGCTATATTCAGCATCTCGCACGCCTGCTTCTTCGTTATAGGTTTCTGGTCCGTGGAAGTGGGCTGGAGCAGGTTTATAACTCTGCGAAGATTCCCGCTTGACAGATTCTCGTGCTCTTTCTTTTTTACCCTTTTCCTCAAGTTCTATCTCCAATTTAAATAATAAACAACAAATTGCGTGTGCAAGGTGTGAAAGCCCGCTATCTTCATCTAACTCGCTGTCGTCGAGATGAGCAAAAATATGCCGCAAAGCAGCACTACTATACCTATTTTGTAGATCTTCGAGTTTTCTCCAATTTTCGGGATCATACTTTTCTGCTCCAAATGTAAGTACCTTTGCTACTTCGAGTGTAGCTTTTGGAGGAAGTAAGTACATTCGAGGCTTTTCGCCGTCATACTTTCTTCCTTCAGTCATTTGATAAATCCTCGACAGCTTTCACAACGTCGGGGAAATGCACTCCAAGAATATCCCAGCATAGATCTGCAACTTCAATGTGTTCTTTTTGAGTGCCGTGACCCCGCCGCAATTCGCAATAATGAAGCCATGAGCGCAAGGTGCCCGCCATGTACAGAGTAGTTTGGGTCAGGCCCTCAGGTAAAAGCGCTCTGGCTTGTTCTTTAGCGATACCGTTATTTAACGCCATCTCATAATAATCTTTTGCAACTCGTGCTACTTCGGCTTGCATTTCATTAAATACTTCCTGAGCTTTATTCTGACGCTCAGAATCTTCATCAGCCATAGAAAGCTGCCGGTTTGTAGGATGTTGCTTTCTTGCTTCTCGTTTTATACTGAAAGTCTCAGCTTCTGCATATCGCTGGGAGAACTCTTGAAACGAGAAAGAACGATGACGAATAATTTGCCGAGAAATATCTCGGGTTGTCTTAATCTCCATCGTAATTGACACCATCTCGAAAGGAGACCAATGTCCTTCTTTAATTAAATACTTTAACAACTTTGCAGCAGTCTTTGTATTATTTTGATTCGCAGGGTTACTTACTCTAGCCGCATAAGCTATCAGCTCATTTGCTGTGTGACAGCCGGTTGCTGCACTAGGAGTAGTCATTCCTACTAAACTTACTTCACACGTCATCTACTTATCCTTTTGTCATAATCTGCGAGTTCTTCGTCCCACCACCACGGTTTACCACGTACTTTCCAGGTAGCTCCTTTACCAATAGCTGCTTTGTCTTTCATGTAGAACATGCGATACGAAGCTACTGCGTCGTTGCTTTTGAGTTCATCAGGCATTGCCTGGGCAAAGGGAGTACGCCCCCTGCTTGGGAGATTATCTGGATCTGGTAATTTTGCGATAACTTCTCTAAAGGATTTATGGTCTGCGCCTCCACGATACACATGCTCTTGGTTAAGGGCGTGTGCGTAGCAGAAGAGCCACTCGTAGTTTTCGAGGGACTCTCGGGCCCACACTGTACAAGGATGATTGTACATAGTAGGAAGATAAGGAAAATCCCTAACTGGATTCTTCTTAGCTTCTTTAAGTACGGACCATTCTTCACTTGTGAGCTTACGCGGTACATATCCTAAGTATTTATCTATCCAATGGTTAGTGCACAACATTTGTGCAGATTCTAGTTGCATTTTGCCTGTATGCGGATCAATATGATACGCAGCATTGACATCGTGATCATTTTCTTCAAGCACAAATATATTCATAAAACATATTATACTCGTTTAAGTTGTTTAAGTCAAGAACTATTATAAGTAATAGTGCCAAAAATTTAAATTCATACTGATTCGTTTACCTGAAACATATGGAGTAACTGAGTGCAGTACTCCAGGAGCAAGTAGAACTAGCTTACCTGTCTCTGGAACTATATCTACACTATCTCTCACTAAGTGTAGGTTTGCTCCAGTTAAATTCTCTACTTTTAAGTAAGCGATAGCACTACATAAAGGAAAGACAAGCTCATCTTCTTCATTGCTTTTTTGTTCGTCTTTATCATAATGCTCTTCCGGCAGAGGAAGTATTGTAGGATCATGAGGCCACTGCTCTATTTGAACTGCCTCACTTAAATCAGCAAAATCATTTAAAATTTCTTTTATAATCTTTTTCTGATACCATAACGCATTTTTAATATTAAACTTCTGAGAAACAAACTTATGAAAGTTACTATCAAAAATTATTTCTTGTGTTTCTTCTTCTGTGAAAAAATTATCTATGGTTCGCCAAACTTTCATTTTTTGTCCAAATCGTGATGGAATATTTTTCACCTTCTGTAATCGGTAAACTACCGTGAGGGTGAGTTATTTGTCCAGGCCAAAGAAGCAGGTCTCCTACTCCTATATTTTTGTTTGTGAACTTGTGTCGAGGAAAAAATAGCTCTCCTCCAGAATACGTGTTGTTCAGCTTTATACTTCCTGTAATATAGCTATCGTCATGGTGGACTTTAAGATCTAGCTTCTCACCTAACTTATACCGTACCGCAAACATACTTGCTATACTTATTTCGGCTGACTCTATACCCCAATAACTTGATGCTTTTTCAAATGCTTCTTCTAAGCCTACTTTCAGTGTATCGTACCATTCAGGTAGATCATCCTCGAAGTGTATATCATCCGTATGATACACGAGACGAGGATTATATTTCCAGGTGTTTATTTCTAAAGCAGAGTCTAGAAGGGCACTGCATATATCTTCCGGTAGAAATTTTGTATGGAGTATATCTTGACTAACGCACTCAAACTCTATCGGATAGAATAGCTCACGTGACATTTTCCATCCGTGACATTAGTCGTTCGGCGCGGTTTGTTACTTGTCGATACCAAACAGAATCTCGTCCCTCTGCTGCAGCCAACTTATAATTCTTTCCTACCAGAGCTAATCGAAAGTTTTTGAACTTTGATAAACGAGGGCGTCCCATATTGAACATCATATTTACTACAATCTCTTGGACTTCGCCTGGCATGTCTTCCCAGATATCTCCGTATAAAACTTCGCATTCAGAGATTGCTATGTCGAGGTCTTTTTCAAAGCACTCTCGTACCCTTTCCTCTGATACAGGCGTGCCGATAGCTTGTCCACTCTCTTCATCAGAATCAAGCACGAGATGGCCGACACCAAAAGTAGGATAACCAAGATGGTCATTATAAATTTCATAAACGACTCCCTCGTCAATCTTTAGCTGTTCATATACTGCTTCTCTGTTCATTATATCTTCCTTATAGAATTCTTCAATTCTTCTCTTGGTCCTCTGCTTCATCGGTATCCACTGTTGTTACTGTTCGATAGTAAACTACTACTTCTTTTAGTTCCCGAATATAACGACGCAACTCTTGCATGTTTCCGGACATAACTTCATAGTCGTCTACAGACATTGCGAAGAAAACAACTTGACCACCGTTTGTTTTCTCCATCTTTTTGAGAAATTCATCAATATTTTTGTTTGATACTACGTACCAGTACGGTTCTTGTAGGCTAATTTCCCTCGGAAGTATCGGCTGCGGTATCTCTATCGGTACTGGTTTTATCACTGTTACTATCTCCGGTGGAGGCTTTTTCCACTGGAGAGGCCATGCTGCCCCCAGAGAGCTGCACGCCGTCATCGAGAACGTCAATGTCACGAGAGTCAGCTTCGATAGTATCGAATATTGCTTTTGTTGCATCATTTGCTCTTTTCTCTATCATACCAGGCTTCGCGGCTGCGAGTTTTGGTAGCTTGTGTCTTTTGAAAATATCCATATACTGAGTCATCTCATTCTGAATAGCTTGAGAGCGTATATTTAAATCTGCCATGGCCTGCTGTTGCTTCTTACTCTCTCTTTGTAGAGTTTCAAATGCTGCTGCCTGTTGCTCGAAGGCGAGCTTTCTTGCAGCGTTTTCTGCTTTAAGAGCCTCATTCTCTTGAAAGAGATAATACCCTCCAGCTCCTAGTACAATGCAGAGTCCTGCTAATATCTGCCACACATTGGCCTCCTAAAATAAGGGGGCCGAAGCCCCCTTCGTTTATGCAATTTTTACTTGCACAGGTTTTGTTGCTTCAGAGTGTTGAAGTACAATTCGAAGAATTCCATTCTTTAACTCTGCACTCGCAACCTCTAAATCGCCGTCGATTTTAAAGGTTCGGGTAAATGCTTTTCCACTAAAGCCTCGATGAATTGCTTCCCACGCAGTCTCTACCTTTTCTCCTTTGATACTGAGCGTACCTTTATGAAGAGTAATTTCTAGCTGCTCTCGCTCTAGTCCAGGGCATGCGATTTGAATTTCAAAGGAGCCTTCAGGCCTTCGAAACACATTAAATCGTGGATGAGCTTCTTGGGTAAAGTTAGTAGGAAAATCGTTGTAGCCAACGAAAAATTTCTCGAGTTCTTGTCCGAGTCTAGTCATTATTGTCTCCTTGCACCCTTTCGGTGTGCGCTGTGGACCCTTTCGGTGTCCGGTTAGTTTTGTGCCTTTCGGCTAGTCATCTTCGGGCTCAAATTCTATGATACCCTCAGATTCTAAGTATGCCAGTGCGTGCTCTATCCCTGCATGGTGTCCTAGTTTCCAGGATGTCCATGCTGCGCCCACTATACAAAATCCTATGATTAGTAGGACGGTTGGCTCTAGCATTTTTGTTCTCCACTCGTTCATGACGAGGCTTCTATCATCACCCATAATTATATTTCATTTTAACTACTATGTCAAGAAATATTTTTTATTTCGTTAGTATGTATGGTAAAAATAACTCTTGACATTCAATGTCTTTTGAAATATAATAATAACAGTTGGTAAAGGAATGCAATGAGAATCTACACTAAACGCCCTTGGTCGCGTAATGAAAGGCACTTACTTGCAAAAGTGTACTATCTATCTACGAGGGAAGAATTACAACAACACTTTCCAGATAGATCTTATAACTCTTGCGTGAAACAAGCTAAGTACTTACAGGATAGAGGATGGGTTTTTTCAAGAAAGTCTCGTGTGTAGCTATACTTTTATATGCAACGGACGCAAAAGGGGATAATGCCTTTACAGAGATTGAATGTTTGGCAGAGAATATCTACTTTGAGGCACGTAACCAGCCATGGGTTGGAAAGGTTGCAATTGCAAACGTAACCTTAAATAGGGTAAAGTCTACACAATTCCCCAACAGAATTTGTAAAGTAGTTAAGCAGGCAAAAAGAAACATTTGTCAGTTTAGCTGGTACTGCGATGGTAAACCAGATGTAGCTTTTGAACATCAAGCGATGGAAAAAGCTAGAGAAATTGCA